TCCCCCTGTGCCCTGACTCTCTCCCGACCACCATGGCCAGCCAGCACGCCACCAAAGCCCCTGCCGTGACCGCTGCGGCCAGTTCAGACGCGAAACGTGTCGCCGACCTTGAGCGGTCGCGTGCCCGCACGCGGGCAGGCAGCGACATTGGCGAGATCCCGAAGATCGTTGATCCTGCCCGCCGCGCCGCCTGCGAACGCGACCTTGAGCTGTTCCTGCGGATTTACTTCCCGTTCTCGACCGGCATGACGCCGTTCTCCGAGGACCACCACCGCGTCATCGCCCGCACCCAGGGCTGCCTGCTCGGCGGCGGTCGGTTTTGCAACGCCGTCTACCGCGGGTTCGCAAAATCCACGATCTCTGAAAACGCCCTGCTGTGGGCAACGCTCTACGGCCACCGGAAGTTCGTCGCGATCTTCGCGGCGGAGGCCGGCCTGGCCGACAAGGCGATTACGTCGATCAAGACGGAGCTCTCCGACAACGACCTGCTCTACGCCGACTTCCCGGAGGTGTGCCACGCCGTGCGGGCACTGGAAGGCAAACCGCAGCGGTGCAACTCGCAGACCTATGGCGGTCACCGGACGCACATTCAGTGGAAGCAGGACACGATCGTGCTGCCGTCGATTGAGGGCAGTCGGTCGAGCGGCTCGATCATCGTGTCGAAGGGGCTCACCGCGTCGATCCTTGGCCTGCGACACAAGGCACCGGACGGCCGGCAGCTGCGGCCGGACTTCACGATCGTGGACGATCCGCAGACACGCGAATCGGCAAAGTCGCCCGTGCAATGCAAGACGCGGATCGACATTCTGAAAAAGTCGGTGCTCAAGCTTTCTGGCCACCGCACCACGATGGCCTGCGTCGTCAACGCCACCGTGATTGCCGTCGATGACATGGTCGACCAGCTGCTGAGCGCTCCCGGCTGGCAAGCCGAGCGGATCCCGATGGTTCGGTCGTGGGCGAAGCGGCACGAAGACCTGTGGATGGACCGCTACGCCTCCATCCGGCGCACGTTCTCGCAAGACATCATCGGCGACCAGGACCGAGCCAAGGCCGCCGCCAACGAGTTCTATTTGGCCAACCGGGCCGACATGGACGAGGGATGCGTCGTGTCGTGGGATTCGTGCTTCGATGCCGATTCCGAGCACTCCGCGATCCAGCACGCCTACAACGCCCTCATCGACGACGGCGAGGACGTTTTCGCCTCCGAGTTTCAGCAGCAGCCTCTCAAGAACGAGGCCGCGTCGGCCGGGCTTTCTCCAGATGATGTGCGGTCGCGAGCCATCAACGTCCCACGTTGGACAGTGCCCCGCGGCCTCGACACGCTCACTGCGTTCGTGGACGTGCAGAAGGAGCTCCTCTACTGGGCCGTCGTGGCGTGGGGCCACCAGTTCCGCGGCCACGTGGTGGCCTACGGCACGTACCCTGAGCAAGGCCGCAGCTACTTCACGCTCCGCGACGCGAAGAAGACGCTGTCGCGGGCTCACGGGTCCAACGTCGAGGCGGCGATCCTCGCCGGCCTGGAGTCCCTCACCGGCGACCTGCTCGAGCGGGAGTTCGTCCGCGAGACCGACGACGCGATCCTGCGGCTGGGCCAGCTGTGCATCGACGCCAACTGGGCACAGTCGCAGGGCGTGGTGCGTGACTTCGCCAGGCGGTCGAAATACGGTCCGCGGGTGCTGCCGACCCACGGGCGGTTCGTCGGTGCCAGCGGCCAGACGATCAGCGACAAGGCACCAGACCGCGGCGAGCGGATCGGGAGCAACTGGCGAACGTCCACAATCCAGAGGCAGCGGCACGTGCTCTACGACACGAACGCCTGGAAGACGTTCGTGGCCGCACGCTTCAAGTTGCCGTTGGGCGATCCGCAGGGGCTCACAGTTCACGCCGGCGAGCACGATATGCTGGCGGAGCAACTGTCGAGCGAGGTGCCGGTGAGGGTCGAGAGCCGGCAGCGGATCGTCGACGAGTGGCGGCTGATCCCGGGCCGCGATAACCACCTTTGGGACTGCGTGATCGGGGCCGCGGTGGCGGCGAGCTACACGGGCGTGTCGGCCGTTGGTGCCGATGTGGCCGGGCCCGTGCAACGCAACGCCCTGACTCGCGAGGAAATGGCCGCGGCTCGGGCCAAGCTCTTGGCCAAGATGGGGCGATAGTTTCGCATTGACCACGCTCGCGGATATGGCACCCTGCATAGACACTCAGGAGCACGACCATGGCGACAGCCCGTAAGCCGCGACCGCTCGACCTGACTCGCAACGCGGATGCCGAGGCACACCCGCAGCTCGGCAAGCCAGAGCACGCCGAGTGCGATCAATGGGAGTGCGACATGGAAGGCAGCGGCCAGTACGAGTGCGGTCGAACGGTTCGTGTGCCGTGCGTCGTGTTCGACGAGGGCGATGCGAAGAAGATCCGCAAGCTGGCGGAGTGGTTGCAGGCGGCCGCGGCCTGGGTGGAGGGCGGGCGGTGAGAACGACAAGGATCAGGAGCGGCGAGGAGAAGACATGACTACACCGAACGACGCGGCCGAGCCGTCTCCTGCATCGGCTGGTTCTGTGTCCATCGGTGAGGCGCAGAACACGGGCAAAGACGAGTGGTATTGCGATTGGTATCAGTGTCCCAAGTGCCAGAAAAGCAGCATCAATCTCAGTTTTAGCTACTGCCCCGACTGCGGCGTCCGACTTCAATGGCAGAAATGACCACAGAACCATCTAATTAGCCCTCACTGACCTGTGAATAATCTGCCCTGGGCGGTGTTATCCAAGCGGGATGGCGAGAAAGGCACGCGATGCTCAACGACTTCTCTCCCGTCACTGCCTCCGTGATCTTCGCCACCTACGTCGCGGTGGACATCCTCTACGCGGCCTACATCATCGCGGTCGAGAAGCGCCGCCCGCTCATGGCGGCCTTGATCTCGTCGGTGCTCTACTCGCTCATGGCATTCGGCGTCATCACGTATTCCAAGAATCCCATGTACCTCATCCCGCTCGCGTCCGGGGCGTGGATCGGCACCTACGTGACCGTCCTGTGGAACCAGCGGCAGCCCCCTACCACACCCGCGTGAGCGATCGGTGATGCCCGGTCGGGCACGGCGGCGGCGGTGCTACGGTGGAGGCAGACACCGGAGGCCGCCGCCATGCTGGTCGATGAGGTCTGGCAGGATTTTTTCGACGGCCTCGACGATGAGGATGCCCTGGTCGAGTTCCTCTGACTCGCCGCACCCCCCGAAGGTGTGCATGGACGCTGGTACACTCATGGTAGTGGGGCATCGCGCCCCCACGAGCCAGGAGCGGTACCGGTGCCGACGCCAAACGACGACATCATCGACGCAGTGGCCGCGAATCTCGCGCAGCCGCGGCGTGCCCGCACCGACGCCGGCGAGGTGGAGCAGCACGAGCTTGACCGCCAGGTGGAGGCCGCCAAGTTCGTGGCCGCCGCCCGGGCGGCGTCCGGCAACCCGTTCGCCGCCGTGCGGATGGCCCGCATCCAAAGCCCCGGAGCAACCGGCTGACCATGGGGCTTTTCGGAAGACTCCTGTCCGGTACGCCGTCGCGGCAGGCGATGGCCAAGACGATCGCGGAGCAGCGATCCGCGATCAGCAAGTTCGTGCGCGCCAGGTTCGATGCGGCAGAGACCACCGACCTCAACAAAAACCACTGGGGGCAGGCCGATCACCTGTCGGCCGACGCGGCCCTCTCGCCGTGGAAGCGGCGCGTGCTGCGGAGCCGTGCCCGCTACGAAGCCGCGAACAACGGCTACCTCTCGGGCATGGTCACCACGCTGGCCACTGACGCGATCGGCACCGGCCCTACGCTGCTGCTCGACTGCGGCCCTGACGCCGACCAGACCGCGGTCGCCAGGGTCGAGGACAACGTCTACGAGTGGCACCAGAAGATCGACCTTGCCCGCAAGCTCCGGGTGGCCCGCATCGCCAAGGCGATCGACGGAGAGCAGTTCGGAATCGCGACGAACAACCGCCAGCTCAAAGGCGTGACGCTCGATGTGAAGTTCGTCGAGGCGGAGCTGATTGCCGATCCGGCCAGCCGGTGGGATCTCGCCGGCGCGATCGACGGCGTTCGCTTCGATGAGGACGGAAACCCGTCGGAATACTACCTGCTCAAGCATCACCCCGGATCGATGCACTTCGGCGTCACGCTTGAAGGCAACTGGGTGCGGGCCAGCCAGGTCTTCCACTACTTCAACGCGACCCGGGCCGGCCAACACCGCGGCATGGGCGAGGTGGTGCCGGCCCTCGAGCTGTTCGCCATGTTGCGACGGTATCAGTACGCGGTCGTGACCGCGGCCGAGACTGCCGCCGACCTGGCCGTGATCCTCAAGACGACCATGCCGGCCGCCGGATCGGCCACCGGCATCCCAGCCTGGGACACGATGCCCATCGTCCGCGGCATGGCAATGGCACCGCCGGAAGGTTGGGAGCCGTACCAGCTCAAGGCCGAGCAGCCGACGAGCACGTTCGACGCATTCGAGCGTCGGATCCTCATGCAGATCAGCCGCAGCCTGAACATGCCCTACATCGTGGCTGTCATGGACGCCACGGGCGCGAACTACTCGACCATGCGAGGCGACTACCTCGTGTACCGCAAGCACCTGGCCGCAGAGCGGTCAGAGGTTGAGCGGGTCGTTCTCGACCCGCTGCTGGAGCGGTGGATCGACGAAGCATCGGTCGTGGACGGCATGATCCCGGACGGCCTGCCGCCTCGCGATCAGTGGACATGGCGGTGGCGGTGGGACGGGTTCGAGCACATCGACCCGCTCAAGGAAGCCAACGCCGAAACCGTTGGCCTGGACGCTCGCACCGTGAGCCGCGCCGAGGCGTGTGCCCGCCGCGGGAAGGATTGGCGTCAGGTGTTCCGCCAGATCGCCGCCGAGCAAGCCTACGCCGACGAGCTCGGCATCGACCTGGCACCTCAGCCGGCGAGCGCCCCGGCCGGCTACCCACAACAGCAGGATCAAAACGCATGAGCCAGCGGATCACGATCTCTGGAGAGGCAACGCTGGTCGAGGCCCCGCTTCGTGCGGACGGCACCGGTGCCGGCGGGAATCCGAAGTTCTCGCTCCTGGGCTACACCGGCCGGGCCATTCGGCAGGCATGGAGCCGCACGCCGCTCGTGGTGGATCTCGCCGGCATGGACACGACCAGCCAGCCGATCGCCGTGATGATGGGGCACACCTACGACCTGGATCACGCGGTCGGCCAGGCGTCGGAGGTCGTGAACAGCGGCACCGATCTGACGGTCGGCACGGAGGTCATCGGCGACGGGCCGGATGTCCAAAAGGCCATCGCCCTGGCCCGCAAGGGCTGGAAGTTCCAGGCGTCGATCGGTGCCGACGTTGGCCGGATCGAAAACGTCGCCTCCGGGGAAACCGTCGAGGTGAATGGCCGCTCATTCTCTGGCCCGATCAGCGTGGTGCGTGCGAGCACGCTCCGCGAGGTGTCGATTGTCCTTTTCGGTGCGGACGCCGCTACGTCCGCCGCAATCGCCGCGGAGGCGAGTCCAGGAGAGTTCCCCATGGCGAATGAAGCCAACCAGACGCCCGCCGAGCCGATCAAGGCCCAGGCGGAAGCCCCGGCGAATGTCGCCGTGGAGTCGAAGCCCGTCGAGGCCAAGCAGCCCGCCCCCACCGTGGACGTGGCCGCGATCAAGGCCGAGCTGCTCGAGCAGCTGCGTCAGGAGGTGAAGGCGGAGGCCCTCGCCGGCATCCGTGCCGACCGACCCTCGGTCCCGGCCGCCCACGTCGTGGCGAAGCCAGCCGAGACGGACGAGGTGCTGCTGGCCTCCATCTGCCTCGCCGGCAACCTGCCCGGCGTCGAGCGGCAGTTCACGGAGCGGACGCTGGAAGCCGCCCACAAGCGGCGGAACATCGGCGTGCAGGAGATGCTCCTGCGAGCTGCGAAGGCGAACGGGTACGAGGGCGACGTGTACCGCGTGACCGATGGCAACCTCCGCCAGGTGCTGCGGGCCGCGTTCTCGACGCACTCGATCGCCAACGTGACGGGGACGGCCTACGGGAAGTTCCTGCTCAATGGCTACACCTCGGTCGAGTCGGTGTGGGATCGGATCTCGATGGTCCG